TCCCATGGTGTTGTCCCACCTAAGAAGATTAGTCCGACCACAGGTAAGGAGACTTATGCCTTTGCCAAGAACGACGAGGCGTTCAAGGCGCTGCTGGAGCATGAGAACGAGCAGGTGCAAGCCATTGTGGCTGCACGGCTAGGGGTAAAGTCTACCCTCGAAGAGACCCGCACCGAGCGGTTCATCGGTATCTCTGAGCGTGGTCTGCTGCCTGTCCCCCTGCGCTACTACGCAGCTCACACTGGGCGGTTCGGGGGCGACGATAAGGTCAACCTCCAGAACCTGCCGCGCAAGTCACCGCTGAAGAAGGCCATCAAGGCACCTCCCGGCTACGTGGTTATTGACTGCGACTCCAGCCAAATCGAAGCGCGCACCTTGGCGTGGCTGGCTGGGCAGTGGGACTTGGTTAAGGCGTTCGACAAGGGTGAGGACGTCTACAAGATCATGGCGTCATCCATCTACAACGAACTAGTGGACGAAGTTACTGACTCGCAGCGGTTCGTGGGTAAGACTACCATCTTAGGTGCAGGCTACGGCATGGGGGCCAAGAAGTTCCAAGCGCAGCTGAAAACGTTCGGTGTGACGATGGAGTTAGAGGAATGTGAGCGCATTATCCATGTGTACCGGGCCACATACCCGAGTATTCCGCAGCTGTGGCAGCAGGCGCAGGCAGCCCTAATAGCTATTAGTCGTGGTATGACGTCCCCGGTCGGTGAGCCTGACGTGCTGGTGATAGGCGACGGCGTTACGCTCCCCAACGGCCTCAAGCTGCGTTACCCCAACCTACGTACGCACCGGGACGAGAAAGGGAAAGTGGAGTTAGTCTACGACACCAAGAAGGGTAAAGCCGTTATCCCGACACGGATATACGGCGGTAAGATGGTCGAGAATATCTGTCAGGCACTTGCCCGCATCATCATCGCCAACCAGATGCTGATGATCGCCCGGAGGTACAAGGTAGCCATGACCGTCCACGATAGCGTGGTGGTGGTAGCACCGCAGGAGGAAGCTAACGAAGCGCGTGCGTTCGTTGAGCAGTGTATGCGTATCCGCCCGAAGTGGGCAGCGGCGTTGCCGTTAAACTGTGAGAGCAAGATGGGAGCAAGCTATGGCGGGTGAGGTTAAAATCAGGTTCCGTTGGAACGGCGAAGAAGGGCGAATCATAGGTGACGACTTCCGTAAGCTACTGGAAACGGACTGGATTATTGCAGCGGACTTTCTGAAAGACATAATCTGGCTGGCCGAGGACTGCTACGAAAAAGTCATGAAGGCGAAGCACACCAACAAAGGAGCAAACCATGGTGAGTAGGCCGAAATACGAGAGCGCGGCTGATCGCGGCAACCAGCACTACGTTCTGAGTAAGTTGGGGCGGGCGTTCGGGTTGGAGGCAGAGGTGCCCACCGAGGAGTATGCGTTCTACGATGGCATGTTCTCGTTCGAGGACCGCAAGTGCGTGGTCGAGGTGAAAACCAGAAAGAACGAGCGTGGTCGGTATCCTACTTACATGTTGAGTAAGAATAAGTACGACGCACTGTGTGGCGCAACCAACCATAACATGGATGCGCTTCTGGCTGTGCAGTGGACTGACCAGCTTGGCGTTATCCAACTGCCTACTGAACACACCGTAAGCACGGGTGGGCGCTACGACCGGGGCGACCCGATGGACGTCGAGCAGGTGGTTCTGATCCCGACCACTAACTTCAAACGCGTACCAGAATAGGAGCAAACCAATGACGGGTAACATCGTCAGACGCCCCCGTAAGCCCATGGGTTGGTGGACGCCTGAGAGGCGGCAAGTGGCTTGGGATATGTACGTAGAGGGTAGGTCTTTTGAAGAGATTGCCAACCACTTTGGCGTGAGCCTCTCTGCCGCCGCGCGGCAGGTCTACGCCTATAAGAAGGAGTTAGTTGGATGAGTAACGAAACCAAGCGCCCCAAGATCATGGTCGCCACTCCCATGTACGGTGGCATGTGCACTGGGATGTACGTGCTGGGCTTGCTCACCACCATGAACAAGATGCGTGAACTGGGGGTCGAGGTGCACTGGGCGCACATGACCAATGAGAGCCTCATCACGCGGGCACGTAACGAGCTTACTCGTGCCTTCCTAGAGACAGACTGCAACTACCTGATGTTTATCGACGCCGACATCGGCTTCGATGAGGAAGCTATGGCGCACCTGTTGGCTGTGGACGAGGACATCGTGTGCGGCATGTACCCCAAGAAGGAAGTGAACTGGGGTAGCATCAAGCGCGCAGTGGCTGCTGGCAAGGAAGACCTACAGAACTACGGCGGTGCCTTCGTGTTCAACATGGTGGGTGAGCGTCATGCCGAAACTGACGAGCGTGGTGTCATCGAGGTGCGGCACGGCGGCACTGGCTTCATGCTCATCAAGCGGGGTGTGTTCGATCACCTCAAGCCACACGTCCCGACCTACCGGGTATCGTCGTTCATCAAGCCAGACGGCGAGTACGAGAAGCCACTGACTTACGAGTTCTTCGCTACCAGCATCGACGCTAGCGGCGCTTTGCTGTCGGAGGACTACCACTTTTGCGAAGTGTTTCGCAAACACGGGGGGAAAATCTACGCCCACCCCTTCGTGAAATTGGACCATGTTGGGACCTACGTCTACAACGGGGACATTTTGAAATCGGGCGGAAACCTGAAGTAAGGAGCAAACAATGACTAAGCGAGACAAGATACTGAAAGTTGCGCGTGAGAACCCTTACCTGTCCAGAGTCGATGTAGCCAAGCGCGTTAAGTGTGATCCAAGCTACGTTTATATGATGCTGGGTCCCAAACCGAAGTCCGAGCCTGTCGTCTCCGAGGATAACATCGTCGAGCAAGTACTGGTCGAGCGGGGTAACGACTACGGTGACTACGCCAGCAAGGCGCAGTTCATTCAGGGTGTGAAGTATCTCATGCGGAGCAGCCCCAGCTGGGAAGCCATGGACGCTGACATGCGTGAGAGCATGGAGATGATCGCCCACAAGATGGGACGTGTCGTGTATGGCGACCCGACGCACAAGGATAACTTCCTTGATATCGCCGGCTACGCCAAGCTGGTCGCAGACCGACTGTAATGCGGGTGGGGGCGGCTTCGGTTGCCCCCATACCGGAGGTGTTATGAAACTAGACTCAAAAGTAAAACAGGCGCTTAACGCTACGGGAATACCGTGGGAAGTTGAGGCCGGCTCCAAGCACTACAAGGTGCGGTTGGGCGGACGGTTGGCGGGTGTATACCCTCATGGCAAGAAGACAGAAGCATCCCAACATGCTAACGCTAATCTACTAGCAAACATAAAGCGCTTAGCGCGGGAGCTCACAACCTGATGACTGCTTGGTCCTACTCAGCTATCAAAACCTTCGACCAGTGTCCGAAGAAGTACTTCCACCTGAAAGTGGTCAAGGACGTCAAGGATGAGCCGGGGGAAGCTGCTGACTACGGGACCGCTGTCCACGAAGCGGCTGAGCTGTTCATCACGAATGGCACACCTATCCCCGAGAAGTTTGCTTTTATGCGCCCCATCGTGGAGCCACTGGCAAGGAAGCAAGGCACCAAGTACGCCGAGATCAAGATAGGGGTAACTGAAGAGCTTCAACCCTGTGGCTTCTTTGATAAGGACGTTTGGTATCGGGGTATCGCTGACTTGCTCATCGTGAACGGTAGCAAGGCATGGCTGGTGGACTACAAAACCGGCAAGAACGCCAAGTACGCGGACATGAAGCAGCTTGACCTGCTGGCAGGTGCCGTGTTCATTCACTTCCCCGATGTCGAGACGATCAATTCAGCGTTGCTGTACGTTGTTAGTCAGGAGATGCCGAGGAAGACCCACCAACGGGAGAACTTGGCTACCTACATGAGCGTATTTGACCCTCAACTGGAAAGCCTGTCAGACGCGATGAACAACGGTGTGTGGAACGCTAAGTCTAGCGCGCTATGTGGATGGTGTCCGGTTCAGACCTGCGAACACTGGCGACCACGGAGGCGTTGATGCGACTGTTAAGCCTAAAGGCAAGTCTTGATCGCTATCACCAATCGCGGGCTGACGCGCACGGTTACATATACATACATACCAGAACTGTTGGTGCCGTCGGCGATGTGGTAGAAGCTAAGTCAATTGCCACAGGAGGTACCGTCACGCTGATGGCCCCGTACTTCGATGTGAAGGAGGTCGAAGATGCCCAGAAAAGTACGTGACTACCGCGACGAGTACGATAAATACCAAGGCACCCCCGAGCAGAAAAAGAATCGCGCTGCCCGCAACGCCGCCCGCGCCAAGCTGATGAAGACCGGCAAGGTCAAAAAGGGTGACGGTAAGGACGTTGCCCACGTCAAAGCGCTAGACAAGGGTGGCAGCAGCAGCGATGGACTCCGGGTGGAAGGCCGAGGGGCCAATCGCTCGTTCAAGCGGGATAGCAAAGGCAACCTCGTATCGGAAACCAGCGCACGAGAGCGCAAACGTAGTAAGTAACCAGCTAGGAGCAAACTAGTGCAAATTATTGAAAACAAAGCGCTGCTTGTCAGCGTCGATGACCCGTCTGCTATTACCGAAACCATTTTTAGGAGCGCTTACACTGAAAAAGGTGTGTTGGTGCACTGGGGCCATAGAGAAGCCGAGAAGCTGGCAACGCTGGGCTTTAACCCTCCTTCCCCCATCCTACGAGATTACCAGTGGACGGGTAAGCTCACGCCGTTTGAGCATCAGAAGGCCACAGCGTCTTTCTTGTCACTTCGCAGGCGTGCGTTCTGCTTCAACGAGCAAGGTACGGGTAAGACCGCTAGCGTCATATGGGCCGCCGACTACTTGATGAACAAGGGGCTCATCAAGCGCGTCCTTGTGTTGTGTCCGCTGTCCATCATGAAGTCCGCATGGCAGCAGGACCTGTTCAAGTTTGCTATGCACCGGTCGTGCAGCGTGGCGCATGGTGCTGCGAAGCAGCGGAGCAAGATCATCCAAGCTGGGGCTGAGTTCGTCATCATCAACTTTGACGGTGTGGCCACCGTGCTGGACGAGATCATGGCGGGCGGCTTTGACCTTATCGTCGTGGACGAAGCGTCGGCGTATAAGACGGCCACCACCAACCGCTGGAAACTCCTGCATAAGATACTGAAGCACACGGACCCACGCTTGTGGATGCTTACAGGTACGCCAGCAGCACAATCACCACTGGATGCGTACGGGCTGGGCAAGCTGGTCAACCCGGAAGGGACCCCGAAGTATTACACGCACTTCCGCTCCAGCACGATGTATCCGGTGACGAAATTTAAGTGGGCACCCAAACCCGAAGCCCCGAAGATCGTTCATAATGTCCTACAGCCGGCTATTCGGTTCGAGAAGAAAGACTGCCTCGACCTACCGGAAGTCACTTATGTGGACCGTGATGCGCCGCTGACCCCACAGCAGGCTAAATACTACAGCCACCTACGCAACGACATGATTCTAGAAGCTGCGGGTGAGGAAGTCAGCGCCGTCAACGCAGCGGTCAAGATGAACAAGCTGCTCCAGATCAGTGGGGGCGCTGTCTATACCGACAAAGGCGAGGTGCTGGAGTTCGACGTGTCCAACCGGTTGAACGCCGTGTTGGAAGTCATCGAGGAGGCAAGCCATAAGGTGCTGGTCTTTGTGCCGTTCACTCACACCATAGAGCTTCTGCGGGCGCATCTGGAGAAAAAGGGAATCAACTGTGGCGTTATCAATGGCAGCGTATCCGTAAACAAACGCGCGACGCTGATTGACCAGTTCCAGAACACCAAAAATCCCCACGTCTTAATCATCCAGCCGCAGGCCGCCAGCCATGGCCTTACCCTTACGGCGGCAGACACAATCATCTGGTACGCGCCTGTGACGTCGGTGGAAACCTACCTGCAAGCCAACGCCCGTATCAACCGCCCCGGCCAGAAGAACGCCATGACCATCGTGCACATCCGGGGTAGCGAAGCCGAGTCACACGTGTACAACATGCTTCGCGGCAACA